GTAGCTCTACAAATATTGAAAGATGCGTTGTCAGTTCCATGTAAACAAATTTTAATAAATGCAGGTGAAGATCAAGATAGTATTATAAAATTCATACTAGACGATAAAAGGGGTTATGATGTAAAAAACCAAAAGTTTGGAGATATGTATAAGATGGGGGTTATAGATCCATTAAAGGTTACAAAGAACGCACTTATAAACGCTGTTTCTGTAGCAACTACTATTCTAAGTACAAATGCTATTATAACATTAGCACGTTCATACGATAATAAACAATAATATGTCAAAAGATAATAGAGTTCCTCATTATTATGTAGGAACAAATAAAAAAAGAAACTATCAAGCTAGATATGTTGTTTCAGATTTTGATTGCACTTACAATATAGGAACAGCAGTTACATATTGTTTACGTAGTTCAAGAAAGCATGACACTCCAGTAGAGGATTTGTATAAGGCAATAGCGCATTTAGAATTTGAAATAGAAAGACTAAAAGAAAAAAAATAATATGAAGCCCGTAAATAAGTATATAATAGTAAGAGAAACTGTAGAAGAATATAAAACAGACTCAGGATTGCTTTTGTCGTCTCACGATGTAGATGCCTATAGATATAAAAAAGGTATAGTATTAAAAGTAGGAAATAACGTAGAGGTTATAAATGAAGATAACCATATCTATTATGATAAAGCTGCAGGACACAAAATTTTATTAAAAGACGAACCGCTTACAATTATTCAGGAGCGTGATGTTGTAGTTGTTTTGTAGTTTCGTTTAATTTCTTAATTGCGTTTCTATATACTTTGTCAGTATATGATACATTTTTATTGAACAAAGGATTTCTTTCAGATATTTCTTCTCCGTTTAGTTTTTTGTATATAGTATCTATGATACGTCTTGTCTTATAAGTAAGCTCATATAGGGTCGCTTGTTTTCCACTGCGCTTTCTCCATACATGAATCCACCCGTCTCTAAGCATTCTATCAAACCTATTGATGTCCCAAGACATAAGTTCTTCATATTCTTTGAAATCTGTTTTTTTAAATAGTTGTTCACTGTATAAAAACAACAACATCTCTAGGTCTGGAGTTGTAATACCGTACTTTGCTTTTACCCAGTATCTAATAACTCTCCAGTATTTTAAATAGTCATTTGTAGGTTCTTTTCTGTCGTAATTGTTTCTTATAGTAGATTTAATAGTTATCAAGATTTATAGTAGATTTAAAATGTTTTAATACAGCACATTTTTCATATTGTTCTTTTTCTTCAAAATAATTTATCATATGATCTATGTCTTCTTCATCTATGTATTCTTTGGTAGGATCAAAAGGTAAAATAATTTCATCAAGGAATAAGGCAATCTGCTCAAATGAATTTTCTCCAGTAATAATACTATATCCTACACACATTCCATCGTCGTAAGTTTGTAGAAAATCATCCATAAAATAATTGTTATCTTTGTAAAGATATTAATAATTTTAAAATTTAAAAAATGAAACAAGGTTATAACGACAGACTCGACGAGTCAATAGGAGCAAGAGATGGAAAAAAATCTCAGTCTATGAAAGACAGAAGAGACGAAAGTAAAGGTATGTCTAAAAAAATGTATGGTCACGCATACGGTGCAGACAAAGGAATGTCTTACAGACACGATCATCCAGCTCATGTACACAATGTAAAAGGACACCTATCTTCTTTAATTAAGAAGTAATGGCGGGAGGTTTTATTCAGAAAGCTTTTGCTAATGCAAAGAAGAAAGGAACACTAGGAAAGTGTTCTGGAAAAAAATTAGGTAGTAAATCGTGTCCTAAAGGGTCAAAAGCATATAATTTTGCTATGACATTAAAAAAACTTAGAAAAAAGAAATAATAATGGGAAAACTATTTGTTAAATTTGGATTGTGGATTCAACACATCTGGAATAAATTATTATGTATATGGAACAATTTGCTAGTAAAACTTACTGTGCAGGTACATGATTGTCCAAATAAACTTTGTAAGTGTAAAAAATAAATGAGATCAAGAGGATTAGGAGATACTGTTCATAAAGCGGCAAAATTAATTGGAGCTGACAAGGTGGCTAAGGCTTATGAAAAAGTTACAGGCAAGCCGTGTGGCTGTCAAGAAAGACGCGACGGACTAAACAGACTTCATCCTTATAAATATAATAAATAAAAAAAATGGCATATCAAAAATTACAAGCATATAGAGCAGCGGCCGTAACACCTAGTGATACAGCTAATATTCCTTCAGTATCATCGGCAACGGGAAAAAGTTTCGGGTGCGTTTTATATATAGGAACAGCAGGTAATATAAAAGTAGAAACTGTCGGAGGAGATGAAGTTACTTTTGTAGGTATCAATACAGGAGCTTTTATTCCTGTACAAGTCAAGAAAGTGTTTGCAACAGGCACTACTGCGTCGAACATATTAGCACTCTGGTAAAATGCCTTTACAGATCTGTATAGCTAATATTATAGGCAGAAACATACAACCAGGATTTCCTCCTCCAGGTAGTGATGAGATTATAACGCAACAATCTATTCAAATGGTAGATGAAGCAACTAGTGAAGATTTAATAACAGAATAACATGGCAATAAAATTCTCTCAATTTGTAGTACAAACTAACGCTTCTGCATTGAGTCACATTGTAGGATATAATGGGGCAGACAATATTCAAATAACACCAGCTGATTTCATAAACTCACTTGTACCGGGAGGGCCTTTCTTGCCTTTAGCGGGTGGTACAATGACTGGTGATGTAATATTTGGTGATGGTATAGTAGCTAAATTTGGTGATGGTCAAGATTTAAGAATACAATCTATAGGAAATCAAGGTTATATTCAAAACTACACAGGAGATTTACAAATACAAAATCGAGCAGTTGATAAAGATATATTATTTAGAGCAGATGATGGCGCTGGGGGTCAAACTACATATTTAACAGTTGATGGCGCTAATGAAGTTGTATCATTTCAAAAAGATAGTAAGCACGAAGATAATATTAGAGCTAATTTTGGTAATGCAAGCGATTTACAAATCTATCATAATGGCAGTAATAGTTTTATATCAGATACAGGTACAGGTTTGCTTGTTATATCAACTAATACGCTACAAGTTTATAATGCAGCAGTAAGTGAATTTATGATTACAGCTACTGAAAATGGTTCTGTTGATTTATACTACGACAACTCAAAGAAATTTGAAACAACAAACACAGGGGTTGCTATACCATCTGGGCAAAGTGTAGATTTTATAAATTCAAACTTAGGTTATAACGCTATAAAAAGAAATTCTATACTTGGCGGTTTAGAAATAAGAACTGGCGGTGTTGCTTCAGTAAATATTTTAGATAATAGTAACGCAACTTTTGCAGGAAATGTAAGTTTAGCAGATAGTAAACAATTAGTTCTAGGTACATCAGGAAACTTTAATATGTTTTTTAATGGAAGTGATACTACTTTACAAAATTTTACAGGTGATTTATTTATAGTCAATAAAGCAGATGACAAAGATATAATATTCCAAAGTGATGATGGTTCAGGTGGTTTAGAAACATATTTAAGCTTAGACGGTAGTGACCGTGTTGTTAGGCCAGGTAGAAGTTTTGTTTTTCCTGATAATATATCGGCTAATTTTGGTGCTGGTTATGATTTAAATATTAAACATGACGGAGGTAATAGTTATATATCTCAAGGTGGCACTGGAGATTTATACATACAGCAAAATGTTAATGATCAAGATTTAGTATTTCAGTGTGATAATGGTTCTGGCGGAACAGCTACATATTTCTTTTTAGATGGTAGCGCAACTCAAACTACTTTTCAATTAGACACTAAGCATAATGACAATGTAAAAGCTAAATTTGGAGATTCAGTAGATTTAGAAATATACCACGATGGTACAAACAATTATATACAAGGCGTTACTGGTGATATGTACATACAAAATGGAGCTAATGATAAAGATATTATATTTAGATCAGACGATGGCGCTGGGGGTCAAACTACATATTTCTTTTTAGATGGTGGTAATACTTTTACTAATTTTCAACTAAATGCAAGGTGGGTTGATAATGCTAAAGCACAATTTGGTAATAGTGGTGATATGGAGCTATATCACGATGGAAACCACTCTTACGTCAAATCAGGTGGAACAGGTGATTTATATATTCAACAGTTTAGAGATGATGGTGATATAGTATTTCAGTCAGATGATGGATCAGGTGGTATGACTCAATATTTTAGAGTGGATGGTTCAAGTGAAAAAACAATATTTTCAAAAGAAGTTTTATTAAATGATGGTGTTTTTTTAAAATTTGGTGGTAGTGGAGATTTTGAGATATATCATGACTCTGCAACAAATCAAAATAAAATAAAATCAAATCTTGGTAGACAGTTATTAGTTAACGCAGATAGTTTTGTAGTTAATAACGGAGCAGATTCTGCTAATTTAATTATTGCCCAAAATACTGGATCAGTGAATCTTTATTACAGTGGTAGTAAAAAGTTTGAAACTACAAATACAGGAATAAAAGTTACAGGTGTATCAGAGTTTGCAGATAATACAGCAGCTATTGCAGGAGGATTAACAACAGGAGATGTTTACAGAACAGGAGATTTATTAAAAATAGTACACTAAGATATGGCAATAAAGTTTTCACAATTCGTAGTAGAAACAAATAAAGCAAACGTAAATTATTTAGTTGGCTGGGATGGTGCAGAAAACGTACAGATAACTCCTGCCGATTTATTAGGTAGCTACCCTTCAGGATCTGGAGCTACAGGACAAGTAGCATTCTTTGATTCAGCCTCTTCTATAGGAGGTGATAATGATTTGTTTTTTGATAGCGCTAATAAAAGATTAGGTATTGGTACTACTACTCCAACTGAAAAACTAGAAATTGTAGGCAATATCAGAATTGACTCAACAAGTGCTGCTCAATTGTTTTTAGATTCGGCAGCAGGTAATGACTCTGTTATAAATTTCCAAGAAGGCGCTAGTCAAAAAGCTAAAATGGGATATGATAATTCTCTTACCGGTCTTGCTATAGTTGCTGGAAGTGGGCCTTATTCAACCGCTGATATGGTAATACTATCTGGCGGCAACGTCGGTATTGGGACTACTAGTCCGTCAGCAAAACTAGAAGTAGATGGAACTCTTATTTCAACTGGAATATCACAACTTGGATCTGGTGGAGCTAATGTATATTTAACATCTTCTAGTGCGGGTAACGTCGGGATTGGAACGAGTAGCCCTAATGCAAAATTGCAAGTTGGCGGTGATTTACACGTTTACGATGAAGAGGGAAATACTGATGCTAGAGTTATGTTAAGCACAGGTACGTCAAACGTAACAACTGTTAAAATAGCTTCAAACGGTAGTTCTTTCTTCAATGCAGGAAACATAGGTATTGGAACTACTAGCCCAGACTCTACTTTAGAAGTTGAAAACACTCCAGCTCAGGGTAGTCAAACTAGGATGCTTCATTTAGACAATAATCCTGTTGGTAATGAAGGAAGTGGTTATTTACAAATTACTTCAGGAACCAATACACAAGCTGCGCTACAGATAGAACAAGTTTCTAGTGGTGGTAGTGGTTTTTTTGGAAATAATTATTTAGATAGTACCTTTATTAATAGAGGAGTATCGGCAAATGCTTATGGAAATATAAATTTTGCCACTGGATCAAGTACTTCTACTACTAGTATAGTAATGACAATTGGTGGTGGTAGTCAAAAAGGCAACGTAGGTATTGGGACGACTAGTCCTACACATCTACTCACTTTAGAAGCTGCAAGCTCTCCAGGTATAAAAATAAAAGATACTACCCAAGGCGCTACATTACTAGCATTCAGTCAAGACTCTGATTCACATTTAGGGACTTATAGCGCACACCCACTTGTTTTAGATACTAATAGTACTGAGCGAATGCGTATCACTTCCGCGGGCAACGTAGGTATCGGAACTACTAGTCCTACAACTAAATTTCAAGTAGCAGGTAATTCAACTTATATAAGTGTAAAAAATACTAGTAACAATAGAGCTGTAGATTTAGGTGCTGATAGTTCAGGTGATGGACAAATTATAATGCGAGATTCATCTAATAATAATAAAATACTTTTTTACGCAGAAGCTGGCTCTGCTAATTATATAAACAATGGTGGTAATTTTGGTATTGGGACGACTAGTCCTGCTTCAAAGTTAGAAGTTGATGGAGGTGATATTGAAATAGATGATTCAGCAAGTGGTTTAATATTAAAATCACCTGATGGAACAAGATATAGAGTAACAGTAGCAAACGGAGGAACGCTCTCAGTAGCAGCAGTATAATAAATAAAAATATAAATTATCTTTGTAAATATGAAATTTAATAGCAAAAAAACTACTGAAGAAATTTTAGCTCAAATAGAAATTGATAAAATTAATGCTAAAAGCACAGCTAAAGAAATTGCTTCAAAGCATTTAGGTAAGCATGGAATTAATTACATAACTATACTAGTTGTAATTGGAGTTATTAGTTCTCAGTTTTTAGAAGGAGGAGCCTTAACAGCGGTAATAGGTCTTGTTTCTACAGCTGCAATGGCCTTAATAGGTATTTTACAACACATAGTTGGTGCTAAGGAAAAAGAAGAAAAACCAGAACTAGAAATAATTAAAAGTTTGATTAAAGAGCTTTCTGATAAAGAAGATGATCCCATGCAAGTAGATGTGACTGATACAGACGTTACAGTTACTAAAGGAGAAAGTAAAGTAACTGCAAGCAAAAAGAAATAAGATGGCACATAAAATAAGTGAAGCAACAGAGGTTAAATTAGATATTAAAACAATAGCAATTATTGTAGGGTTTTCTATTTCTCTAGCGACAACTTATATAACGCTTTCAGCTGCAGTATCTAAAAATACCGAAGATGTTGTTGCATTAAAAGAAAATTCTGTAAACCCAATAGAGTTTCAGTACAAAGACGAACTAGTAAGATCAACCGTAAAAAGATTAGAGGAAAAGCAAGATGTGTTGGGAGATGATATAAGCGAAATAAAAGATCAGCTAGCTAAAATTGACGAAAGACTTTATCAAATAAGCAAAGGTAGATGAGATCTGCAATAATTATTTTTTTTATAACATGTTTAAGTTTTGGCCAAACTGATATAGAAATAATACAATTTAGCGCTTCGTTTGTAAAAGACAACGAAGTTTCACTAAAAAAATTCAAATATCAGACTAAAACTATTTATATGTCTGAAAACCCAGATAAATTTAAAAAACATAAACTTAAATACATACCTACTATTATATTATTATATAATGGAGATGAGTATCACAGAGTAGAATCAGGGATATCATTAAAATTACCCGAGGACACAATCAATCAAATTGAAGATAAAATTGATGAAATAATCGAAAGTAAATTTTAAAGATAACATGAAACAAATTACAACTATTATATTAGTTCTAGGGTTATGCTGGAACTTAAATTCTCAAAACAAAAAAGATAATATATTTAAAAAGTTATTTAAATATAGTACTTTGTATGTCGCTGGCGATATAGATAATCCAAAAGAAAATGTAAAAGATTATTTTGTAAGAACAAATCCTGACGGTAATTTATATACTCCACCTATAGTTGTAGATGGTACTGATTATTATAATTTCGATTACCGCTACGGCATTGGTATACGCAAACTTGCACGATTTGATTATGAAATTAAAAGTAAACATTATTACGATGGCACAGAAAACAACATTGGATTATCCGCAACGAACTCTCCTGTAAATGGCTTGGAATATACTTTTCATTACGAAAAAGAAAGATCAAGAGATGAGGTGTTTACTAATCATAGATATTTTTTAAAACACAGTGGCAAACACCATGTTGTAAAATTAGAAAGTAGAAAACAAGGTAGGGTTGATTTTAATTATAAAGCAGCAGAAATTAAAGCTAAACTTCCAATCGGAAAAAAGTTTAGCATTTCAGCCGGAGCCATCTACAGGACTCACACTCGCCCCTATGGATACAACCCAGTAGAAATATGGTTAAATGAAACTGACGAAAACGGCTGGCCAGTTAACCCCTGGTACTCTTTAGGTTTTGATTATGGGTATGATGATATATATTACACTCAGGAAGACGAAAGTGGAAATCAAATATCTGACTGGTATTGGATTAATCCGGAAGGAGAAGTGATTGCTAATACAGATTTAGAATTTAGAGATACAGTTTTTGCTGATTTAATGAATAGGTATAATCAAGAAATATGGAATGATCTTGATGCTTTTGGAGTAGTAAGCCCAATTATAAGCTTTGATGTATACCATTATAAAAGAAATTTTTGGCTCCATGCATTTGGATCATACTTGCTGCCTTATCACAAGTACGTTAAAGGAGATTTAGATTTTAGCTATTTAAATAGAAACAACTGGGGCTTAGGAGGATTAATTGAAGACGCTGATCTTGAGCAGTGGAAAGACTATCAAGCAGGAATTTCTTTAGGGTGGAAATTATCAAAAAGTTTAGGTATCTTTATTGAAACCGAATATACCAAGTTTTGGGATTCTGAAATATATCAATCGTCTATTGGGTTTAACATTAGACTGTAATGAATAAAATTCCTAAAGACAAGTTATTACACTTTTTTTGGGGAGGTATAAGCGCTTTTCCTCTTATATATATATTCTCTATTTACGGATTTATTTTTTCATTAACTTTGTACGCAGGAAAGGAAATTGTTTATGACTGGTATATGAATAAAGGTAATCCTGAATTTATGGATTTTGTATATTCCAGTGTACCAGCAGTTTTTTATTTAACATTAAAATTAAATTTATGAAAGCAATAAGCGACCACATAACGTACGCAGAGGCAATACACTCAAATACAGCCAAAAGAAAAGGTATTGACAACACACCTAACCCTACTCAAATAGCAGCAATGATAACTGTAGCTGAAATGGTGTTTGAACCTTTAAGGAAATGGGCAAATGGTGCTATTAAAGTTAATTCATTTTTTAGGTCTTCATCTTTGAATGAAGCTATTGGCGGAGTAAGTTCTAGCCAGCACTGTAAAGGTGAGGCAATTGATTTAGACGATGTGTATGGAAATAAAAGCAACGCAGAAATGTTTATGTATATAAGAGAAAACTTAGATTTCGACCAATTAATTTGGGAGTTTGGAACAGATATGAATCCAAATTGGATACATGTATCATATGTGGATAAAGATCAAAACAGAAATAGATGTTTACGAGCATATAAAGAAGATGGAAAAACAAAATATAAAACTATATGAGTAAAAAGAAATCTTTCAAAGATACAAAGGTTGGCCAATTTCTAACTAACGCAGCTCCAGCCTTACTGGGAAGCATAGGAGATGTTTTACCTGACCAAGGTGTACTTGGTGTAGTAAAAAATTTAATTGAAAAAGACGAAGTTATGCCTGCTGAAGATAAAGAAAAAGCAATAAAGCTTTTAGAAATAGATATAATTGAAATGCAAGAAGTGTCTAAAAGATGGACGGCCGATATGGCAAGCACAAGTTGGCTTTCTAAAAACGTAAGACCAATAACACTTGTGTTTTTTTCAGTAGCATATGTAATAGGATGGTACGCTGGATATGAATTAGATAGCGTAGCAGGAGTCCTTTCACTAATTGTTGGAGCATATTTCGGTTCCAGAGGGATTGAAAAGGTAATGGGAAATAACAAACATAGACAATAATGGCAAAAAAAGGAAGAACAAAAGGAAATAAAATATGCCCATCTGGAATAGCTTGGGCAAAAAGAACTTTCGATAGATATCCTTCAGCATATGCAAATATGGCTGCAAGTAAATACTGTAAAGATCCTAATTACGCCAAGAAAGCAAAAAAGAAATAATTAATAATATTTAAAAATAAAACAAATGAGTAAAAAGAAATGTAAAGGATTAACAGGACAAGCTTTAATAGATTGTTATAAAAAACCCGGTGGTATAATTTATAATCATGAACAGTTTAAAAAATACGTGGATAAACAAGCGGCTGAGCGATTAAAAAAGGAAAGAGCTAAGCAAAGGAAAGATACAACAAATACATCAAAACATGCCTCACAAGTTAGGGTTTCTCAACCTTTAGCACCAACTCAATTTAATGATTAATAAAAATAAATAATTATGCCAACAGTAAAATATACATGTCCAGATTCAGGAAAATCAATGACTAGAACTTTCCCTTACAATGCAGTAGGAAAAGCTCAAGCAGAAGAGTTTTCAAAATTAATGAAAGGAAATAAAAAAAACAATCCTAATAGATACTCAAAAGGTTATTAATGGGAGAATTAAAAAAATGGGTCAAACAAAAATGGGTTCGAATTGGTACTGATGGAAAAATCAAAGGGCCTTGCGGTACTTCTAAAAACAAAAAGAATCCGGATAGATGTTTGCCATTAGCGAAAGCAAAAAGATTAAGTAAAAAACAATTAGCGGCAACAGCAAAGAAAAAAAAGAGACAAGGTAAAAGCCGACAATTTGTTTCAAACACTAAAGCTGCACGAGCAAAAAAATAAATAAAAAATGGCAATTATACCTAACGCACAAAAATTTCATACAGTCTCATCTACTGTAGATACAACTGACAGAGGATCAGCAGAATTTCAATCTCAGAGAGAAGTCTATACAATGCAAGATATTATCAACACAGTTGATGGTTCTATTTCGAGAGTAACAGGTACAGGAACAACAAACTCATTAGCTATGTGGACGAATGGGCCCAATGGAGTTATTGGTGATGCTAATATACAAATTAACAGCACTGATATAGCTATTACCTCATCGGGTAATAATATAGCAATAGGGTCAACTGCTGTTTCGGCAAGTCCAGGGAGCAATAGCGTGTTAATAGGAAGTAGTATAACAACCAATGGAAGTGATCAACAAATAAATATTGGGCACAACAATACAAGCACTGGTACTTCTAATTTAATTATTGGATCAAGTAACACTCAAACAGGAAACGGATCGTACAGTGTACTTATAGGTTCTTTAAATACATCAGTAGGTAACACATCTGGTGCTTTAGGAAGATCAAATAGCTTGACTGCTAGTAATACTTACACATTGGGTCAAAGTAATTCATCTTCTTTCACAGGAGGAGTTAGTTCCGCCGGCTTAATGAATGTGTCTATCGGCTATGATAATAGCTTAGATATTGATAAAGGGGCTGTGTTTGGATTTGCTAATGATATTACCGGTTCTTTTGGCTGGACATTAGGATCTGGCAAAGAAGCTGTAGTTATTGGTAGCAGATTGACAATGTCATTATTAGGCCCCAACCGAAGTAGTGCTGATAGATCAGGGCCAAGAGTTATAATAGCAACAGGAAGTGGATTGGCATCAGGGGTAGAAGAAAAAAGAAATAGTGTAGAATATTACACACCAGAAACTAGTAGGTCAGGAGTTTTTCATCCTGCACTATACAACTCAGCTAGTTATGCGGATGATACAGCAGCAGCAGCTGGAGGAGTAAGGCTAGGAGAACTTTACAGAAACGGAAGTATAATACAAATAAGAATGACTTAATTATGGCAGTAGTAGTAACATTAAAAGAATCTTTTCATCCTGAATCAATTATATGTGATATTACAGGCAATGAAAGTAAAAACATATCAGCATCGGTTGTTGTATATTATAAAACATCTAATACGCAAACAGATGAAGAGGCTGTTTTAGCTCTTCAAGCTATGATAGAAAATAACGATGAACCAAAATAATATTATAAATTAATTATGGCTGGTAAAAAAAATATGTCTTGCAATAAAGTAAGACCCTCAACAAGACCAGGGAAAAAGAAAATGGTTAAAGCTTGTGAGGGTGGTAGAGAAAAACTAATTCACTTTGGAGCAAAAGGATATGGTCATAATTATTCAGCAGCAGCAAGAAAAAGTTTTAGAGCTAGACATAAGTGTGGTACAGCAAAATCAAAACTAACTGCTAGGTACTGGGCATGCAAAAAATTATGGGCAGGTAAAGGTGGAAGCACAAAGTCTTCCCCTAAAAATAAACAAGGAAAATATTAGTATCTTTGTAAAATAAAAAAATATTAAATAAATAAACAATGGCAATTATACCTAACGCACAAAAATTTCATACAGTCTCATCTACTGTAGATACAACTGACAGAGGATCAGCAGAATTTCAATCTCAGAGAGAAGTCTATACAATGCAAGATATTATCGATAGTATTCCTGCGGGCAGTTCAACAGATTTAAAAAATTTAACAGTAACATTATCAGCCGCTCAACTACTTAGTTTGAATGGAGGTGCAGTAATTGAGCTTATTCCGGCACCAGGCGCAAATAAAGTAATAGTAGTGGAAAATGTTGTTCAGTTTTTAGATTTTAATTCAGTAGCATATAATTTTGCAGGAAATTTAGGTGAAGTTATTCGATTTATACAAGGCACTGCTAACGGAACTGGTTTATCTTTTGGCAATTTGAATTCCGCAGCGGATAAAGTGATATCAGGTGGCATTGGTACTGCCGTTTCAATTAATACAAGTGTTAGTTTAGAAACAACTTCTGGAATATCAGTATCGCAAGGAGATTCTCCTCTAAAGTTTTCCTTTTTGTATAGAGAAGTAAATTTAGCTTAACTAAAAATAAAAATAAACAATTATGGCAATAATTCCAGTAGGACAAAAATTTCACACACTAACTTCATCGACAGTTACTTCAGACCTAGGATCTGCAAGAGCAAATAGTGGTAGAGAAGTCTACACAATGCAAGATATTATTAACACTGTGTCTGCAACAGGAGGTTCGATAGATGGATCAGGTGTACAATATGCTATACCTGTATTTACAGATACTAATACTATAAGTAGCTTAGGTATAGGTACGACAGGACAAGTATTAACTTCAGCAGGCCCAGGTGTGAATCCTTCGTTTCAAACAATATCAGCTGGAGCTGCAAATGTTACAGATACGGCAACTGGAATTAATGTAACCAGTCCAGGTACTCAAAATATATTCATTGGTTTTAATGCAGGATCCGCGGGTAGTTCTAGTAACGAAAACACATATGTTGGTTACAAAGCTGGGGAAGGAGCAACAGGTTCAGATAACGTTTTTATTGGTAACGAAGCAGGTCACACCTCATCTAACACATTCTCTCGACAAGTCGCTATAGGACATGAAGCAGGTGAATTAGGTGGTGAAAGATCAATTAATATAGGATACAGAGTACATGGGGGTAGAGAAGAATCTGTCTCAATAGGTTATCAAGCTGATACCGGAGCATATAGTGTTAAAATAGGATCTTTGGCTGGACAACAAGGAAGTGGTGGCGATGTTGGAACTGTGCTTATAGGTTATAGAGCTGGATATAGAGGTACTAATAATGGGAATATTGCTATTGGATACGAGGCTAGTAATCGAGGAGCTAACGATGAGTTTTCTACAGCTGTTGGTTATTATGCTAATAGAAATTTAGAGCATGATGACGAAGTTTTTTCAACAGCGGTAGGATATCAAGCAGGGCTTGGGGTTGAGGGGTCAACGGTTGGAAATAACGGTTCATACTTTGGACACAGGGCAGGATACGCTATATTATCCGGTTCTCAAAACACTTTAATAGGATCATTTGCGGGAGATGCTTTAACTACAGGTTCTAATAATATTGTAATAGGTTACAATGCTGCAGCAAGTTCTGTAAGCGTTTCTAATGAAATAACTTTAGGCAACGCAAGTATAACAGCAATCAGAGCAGCAGTAACATCTATAACTTCATTGTCTGATGAACGTGATAAAAAAGATATTAAAGATATCACATATGGTCTAGATTTTATAAGTAAATTACAACCTAGAGAATTTGTATGGAATAATAGATCTGAATACAAAGAATTTTTACCGCATTCAAAAAACAAAGAAAGCGCCGAGCTTAAAGAAATTATCAACTCGAACAAAGGCAAAAAAGATTTTGGGTTTATCGCACAAGAAGTACAAGTTCATGATGATGATACATTAAGATTGATATACGATGCTAATCCAGAAAAACTTGAAATGAGTTATGGAAAACTTGTACCAATATTAGTAAAAGCTATACAAGAATTATCAGCAAAAGTTTCAGCTTTAGAAAACGCATAAAGTAAAATAATTTAAGTAAATTTGAAAAAATAACAATAAAATATAATAAAATGAGTGAACAAGTAAAAAAAGTAAGTGAAGAGCATTTAAGTAAACTTCAAGAATTAAACCAACAATTCGCAGGACTTCATAAACAAGTCGGAGATTTAGAAGTAAGAAAATATCAAGCATTAAATGCCATTGATAATCTTAGCTCTGAATTCAAAACTTTTGAAGCTGAATTAATTAAAGAATACGGAGATAACGTAGTAATTAATTTAGAGTCAGGCGAGATAAAAGACAAACCAGAAGATGGCAAAGATAAGTAATTTAATAGCCTACCCTACTGTTGCGCCGCAACTAGGAGATTATGTAATAGGTACAGATACGTCCAACAGCAATGAGACTGTAAATTTTACACTACAATCTATTGCTAATATAATCCCAGCGGATACACTTTCAGAAGTGTTAACGGCAGGAAATACGGCTACTAATAATATTATCTTAACAGGAAATTTATCTATCACAGGAACATATGCTGACAGCAGCGGAGATGTAGGTATTTCAGGACAAGTTTTATCTTCGACTGGAGCGGGAACAAATTGGATCAACAATGTTGACGGTTCTGGTACATTAAATACATTAGCTAAATGGACTCCAGATGGAGACACACTGGGTGATAGTTCAATTACAGATGACGGCACAAGCGTCATTGTAGCAAACAACATATATCTACAAGGCAGTGAAATTGTTTTAGGAAATCAAGTTTCAGACGTAGTAACTGTAAAAGGTGTAGCAAGATTCGTACAAAAAGCAACATTCAGCTCTACAATAATCGACGGAGGTGCTAACGCAGGCGGAAGCGGCCAAGTGTTGTCCTCTACAGTTACAGGTGTTCAATGGATAGATCAATTGCCTTCGGGACTTAATTTTCAAGGGGCGTGGAATGCAGCCACAAATAATCCGGCTTTAGCTTCAGGAGTAGGAGTGCAAGGTTATTATTATATTGTAGAAACACCAGGTACTACTAATTTAGATGGAAATAATAGTTGGCAAACAGGAGATTGGGCTATTTATAATGGAACTGCTTGGCAAGAAATTGATAATCAAAATATATTTTCAGGATCAGGAACTTCAAATACTATGACTAAGTGGACTGGAACTCAGTCTTTAGGAAATAGCACGTTGACAGACGATGGAGTTACATTGACGTCAACCACTAACATAAGCTTTACAGGAACAACAAATGATCTTGGAACGGGAGCTGGTACTAATCAATTTTACGGTTTAAATTATTTTTACGGGAACGCAAGATTTGATGGAGAAATTAGAGATAATGCTGGTGCAGCTGGAACATCAGGACAAGTATTATCAAGCACAGGGACTACAGTTCAATGGAAAAGTGTAGTAGATGGAAGCGGTATTGCTGGAAAATTACCTAAATGGTTAGACTCAGATACATTAACTGATAGTAGTATATCCGATAACGCAGGAGCTGTCGCTATAACCGCAGCTTCATATTCATCTATTTTTTCGGGGTTAGTTCAAATACAAAGTGTCACATCAAATATAGATTTGACAGCAGGCGCTGGAGGAGGCTTTAGTGTTGCGACAGACTTAAGATTAGACGCCGGTGTTGGGTTAGAATTTAATGGATCAAATCCTACAATACCAATAATCAATCATGCTCCTGCAGAATTCAAGAAAACCATTTTAGATGGTACAGGAAGCGCAGGAACGAGCGGTCAAGTATTGTCTTCTACAGGAACAGGTGTTCAGTGGATTAGTTCATCGTCATCTCTTCCGTTAGCAGACGGAACAAGAGTAGTAACAGGAGTAATGACATCAGCTCAAATTCTAAACATGTTTACTGTTCCAATAGAAATTATTCCTGCACCAGGGGCAAGTAAATTAATAGCAGTAGATTCTGTTGAGTCTAAATATAATTTTGTTACCACAGGCTATTCAAACGTTGTTTTTCCTAAAATGAAATACTCAGCGGGAAATGCCGTAGTTACATCATCTCAGGATTTATCTGCTACTGCTGATGTATATAGCAAAAAAGGAGCCGTAGTTACTACTATGAGTGTAAATCAAAGTATAGTATTTACTCAGGTTAATAATAATCCAACTGGAGGTGATAGTACGGTATTTTATAGTGTAAAATATAGAATTTTAAATACTGCTGATCTTACAGCAGATTTAACATAGTTTTTAATTAAATAAAATTTAATTTATTATGGATATAAGAAAGATTTCCATAGGTTCTGATTATAAATCAAGCGCTATGCATTACTTAATAGGGCAGCCTGTCTTAGGTGGTAGTTACACAATACATTTAATTAAACATGATTCTTTAAATAGTTCAATAAAAATTTGGATTGAACAAAATAATGAAGTATTATTATGGAAAGAATTTAATTCTAA